TGGAGGAACACTTACTACAGGTGGTAATGTTGTAATTCCAGATGCTGGTAATATAGGTTCAGCTTCTGATACAGACGCAATAGCAATTGCTTCAAATGGGGTTGTGACATTTAGTCAAGCACCTGTATTTCCAGATGGAAGTATAGCTGTAGCAGACTTAGATATAGATGGGGCAACAGATATTAATGCTGCTCTAGTAGACGCTGATTTATTTATAGTAGACGATGGAGCAGGTGGAACTAATAGAAAGGTAGCTGCTTCAAGATTAGTAACATATATAGACGCAAATTCGAGCGCTGCTTCAGTAGGAAAAGCTATTGCAATGGCGATCGTATTCGGTTAAAAAGGAGATAATATGGCAACACCAAACATAGTAAACGTAGCAACAATCAATGCAGTAAATTCAACTGCTCAATTAGCTAATACTAATAGAACAGAAGCAGTTGATGTTCCAGCCGATAAAGTTGCAAAAATAAATACAATCTTGGTTGCAAATGTTGATGGCTCATCCGCAGCTGATATTACAATTGAAGTTAGTGTAGATAATGGTTCTAACTATGTTAAACTTGCAAATACAATTTCAGTTCCTGCAGATGCAACATTAAGTTTTTTAGAAAATCCAATTTATTTAGACGAAACAGATTTATTATATTTTACAGCGAGTGCTGCAGACGATTTAACTTATTTCGTATCATACGAATTATTAGACGACGCGTAGGAGGTTTTATAAGCTATGGCAAATGGCGGAATTATAGGACCACTTCAACAAGCAGGACCCTCAACACTTGCTGCTAAAGTTTCAACTTTTAACTCTTCAGGAACTTTTACTGCACAAGCAACAGCTAACGCTGATTATTTAATAGTAGCTGGCGGTGGTGGTGGAATGGGTGGAAACAGAGAACACCACGGAGGAGCTGGAGGAGGAGCTGGAGGTTATCGTGCTACAGGTTTTGGACCAAGTCCACTTAGAGGATCTGCTGTACCTGTGGTTAAAGGAACATCATATCCTGTAACAGTTGGAGCAGCTGGAGCTGCTGGTGGATGTTATTCTGGTGGAAGTCCTGGTTCAAATTCAGTCGCTTTATGTATAACATCAACAGGTGGTGGTGGCGGATCGGGTCCTAATAATAGAGTAGGTGGTTCAGGAGGTGGTGGTACTTCAAATGCTTGTGAAGCTGGTGGAGCTGGTAATACACCCCCAGTTAGTCCTCCACAAGGAAATGCTGGTGGAGCTGGAAAAGATGGTCCAACACCTGGATTAGCTTCAGGTGGAGGTGGTGGTGCTACTGCTGCTGGTGCAGCTGGAACAAATCCAGGAGGAGCTGGTGGTAATGGTGGAGCTGGTGCTCCTAATACAATTTCAGGATCAGATGTAACTTATGCAGTTGGGGGCGGCGGAGCTGGTAAAAGTTCTAATGGTTCTCCGGGACCTGCTGGAACAGCTGGAACTACTAATAGAGGAAATGGTGGTAATGGAGGAGCTAATACTCCATCAGGACCAGGTTTAACTTCAGGCGGAGCTGGTGGATCAGGAGTTGTAATTATAAAAGAACCTGAAGCAGAAATTACAACAGCCCCTGGAGTATGGAGTATAAATGAAGTATATGATCAAGTTAAGCAAGGGATATGGACAAATTAAATATAATAGTATAAATTAATAAGAGGAAAATAATATGGCACATTTTGCAGAATTAGAATCAAAAACAGACCCAACAGGTTTTACATCTGATACTCATTTAGTTGTTAAAAGAGTAGTTGTAGTTGGAAATGATATTAGTACAGCAGCAGGTCCTTTAGGAGATAATGATATGCATGTGGATGGAGAAACATGGTGTATTAATTTTTTTAAAGGTGGAACTTGGAAACAAACTTCTTACAATAATAATTTTAGAAAACAATATGCAGGTATAGGTCATGTTTATAATGCATCAAAAAATAAATTTTTAACACCTCAACCTTATGCTTCATGGGCTTTAGATGGTAGTGATGATTGGCAAGCACCAGTAACTTATCCATCTACAACTAGTGGTTATAGAATAAGTTGGGATGAAGATAATAGAAGATGGACTGCAGTTAAAGATTCAGATCAATCAAATCACAGATGGGACGCGGATAATACTCAATGGGTATCCGTGTAAGGGTACTCTATGGCTAGAACAAATGGCGGAATAATAGGTAAAACGAATTTATCTTCTTTTGGTAAAGATACAGTTACGTCTAGAACATCTACCGGAGCAGTCACTACACAACCAGGAACTAGAATGGTAAGAACTTTAGTTGTTGCTGGTGGCGGTGGTGGTGGAGTTAATGGTGGCGGTGGAGCTGGAGGCGGTGGTTTTAGAGATATTTCTGGTATAGCAGTTTCTGGTAATACACCTTATACAATGACAGTTGGTGGTGGTGGTAACTCGTGTTATCCAACATCAGCTAGTGGAAGTAATTCTGTAGCTGCATTTCCATCTAATCCAATAACTTCTGCAGGTGGAGGTAGAGGAGCTGGTGCTAATGGATCTAATGAAGCTGGTGGATCAGGCGGTGGAGCAAGTGGACATCCTTCTGGAACAAAAACAGCAGGAGCAGGAAATACACCTCCCGTAAGTCCTCCTCAAGGAAATCCAGGTGGAACAGCTCAACCAGGTGATACACCTGCAGGTGGCGGTGGTGGAGCTGGAGCTGCTGGTGCTAATGGACCCCCTCATCCTGGAACTTCAGGAGCAGGTGGTGCAGGAACAGCTAGTGATATAACAGGATCATGTGTAACTTATGCTGGTGGAGGTGGAGGCGGAGATTTTTATTGTGCAGCTGGAGCTGGTGGATCAGGTGGTGGTGGTGCTGGTGGTACAGGGCCTAATGGTGCTGCAACTGCAGGAAGTGCTAACACTGGAGGTGGTGGCGGTGGAGAAGGATCAGCTACTCAAAAAGCTGGTAATGGTGGATCAGGAATAGTAGTTGTAAAAGAATTAACTAAAGCAAGTGGTGTATGGAATTTAAAAACTCAATTTGCTGCTTTGACAGCTGGAGCATGTGGTACAACAACATGGCCTTATCTTATTCATTACGATGCAGATTATTTAGTAATCGCTGGTGGCGGCTCTGGTGGAGCAAATAGAGGCGGGGGAGGCGGAGCTGGCGGTTATAGAGAATCAGGTGGAACAGCAACAGGATGTTATAGTGTCCATCCACGAAACTCAAGTGTATCTGCATTAAATATTGCAGTTGGTTGTCATTCAATTACAGTTGGAGCTGGTGGAGCGGACACTCCAGGAAACGGATCTAGTAATGATGGTTCAGATTCAGTTTTTGCGACAATAACCTCTACTGGAGGAGGTGGAGGCGGTGGAAATCCAGGAAATCCAGGTGGTTCAGGTGGAGGAGCTGTTCAAGCACCTCCAGGTGGAAGCACTACTGGAGGAAGTGGTAATACACCTCCTACAAGTCCAGTACAAGGATTTGATGGTGGAGATGGTCGATTAAGAGCTGGTGGTGGTGGAGGTGGAACTGCTGAAGCTGGAGATGATGCACCAAGTTCTCCTACAAGCCCCTCACCAACAGGCCCAGCTGGAAGAGGTGGAAAAGGTGGAGACGGAGCTACTTCAGGAATTACAGGATCATGTGTTCAACGTGGGGGTGGTGGAAGTGGTGGCGCACAATATACATCGCCACAACCAGGCGGAGCTGGTGGGGGAGGAAGAGGAAGTACAGGTCAATCAACAACTTCAGTTGCCACAGCTGGTTCGGCTAATACTGGTTCAGGTGGAGGTGGTGACCAAGATAATAATCCAGCCGTTGGAAAAGCTGGAGGTAGTGGTCTTGTAGTTGTAAGAGTTCCAGCTTGTGCAACAATAGCGGTTTCTCCTGGTTGTAATTCAACATCTTCTGTTCCGGGTGGTCAAAAAATTGCGACATTTACAGTTTCTGGAACATTGACTTTAAGTTAATAATAAAATATATTATTTTTTGTGGTACAAGAAAGTTTATGAATTTAACTAATTATTATTGGTATTTTAAATCAGCAATTCCTCTAAGAATTTGCGACGATATTGTTCGTTATGGAAAACAATTACAAGATCAAATTGCTGTTACTGGTGGATATAATCCTAAAAAATTAAATAATAAACAGATTAAAGATTTAAAAAAGAAAAGAAATTCAAATGTTGTTTGGATGGATGATCGTTGGATTTATAAAGAAATACAACCTTATATTCAAAAAGCAAATCAAAATGCTGGTTGGAATTTTCAATGGGATTTTTCTGAATCTTGTCAATTTACTAAATATAATAAAGGACAATATTATGATTGGCACTCTGATAGTTGGGATCAACCTTATAATAAACCAAATGATCTTAACTCAAATGGTAAAATAAGAAAATTATCTGTAACTGTTTCTTTATCAGAAGGTAAGAAAGATTATACAGGAGGAGAATTAGAATTTAATTTTAGAGATCAAGATCCAGACAAAAAACAAAATATTAGAAAGTGTACAGAAATATTACCAAAAGGATCTTTAGTTGTGTTTCCATCAGATGTTTGGCACAGAGTATGCCCCGTTAAAAAAGGATCAAGATATAGTTTAGTAATATGGAACTTAGGATGGCCTTTTAAATGAAAAAAGAAAAAATATTTCCTAAAGAACTAGCAAGAGAAGATTATTTTAAATGCCCTATTTGGTTTGCTGATGAGCCTGCGTTTGTAAATAAATTAAACAAAGCGTCTGATAAATATATTAAACAATCTAAAAAAATTTTACAAAAAGATATAAATAAAAGAAATAAAAAATTTGGTAATAAAGGAGACATGGGTAATGTATTTCACTCTAGCACTTTAATAGGAGATCCTAATTTTTTAGAATTACAAAATTATGTAGGAGCAACATCTCATAACTTATTATTAGAAATGGGTTTTGACTTAACTAATTATACAGTGTTTACTACTGAAATGTGGGTGCAAGAGTTTGCTAAAAATGGAGGAGGTCATCATACTTTACACACTCATTGGAATGGACATATTTCTGGTTTTTATTTTTTAAAAGCTAGTGAAAAAACTTCAAGACCTATATTTGAAGATCCAAGACCAGGTAATTTAATGAATCTTTTACCTCAAAAAGATATAAATAAAATAACTTATTCAAGCCATCAAATAAACTATAATGTAAAACCAGGTAGAATAATGTTCTTTCCTTCTTATATGCCACATCAATATGTGGTAGATATGGGATATGAACCGTTTAGATTTATACATTGGAATTGTCAGGCAATTCCAAAAGGAGTATTAGGTGCAAAATAAAGATATGAAAAAAGCTATTATTAAAACTATATTAGATTCAACTCCTTTAAAAACTAAACCAAATTTTATAGATAATTTTTTAAAATCTAAAATGCAACTGAAAGGAAAAAATGTCATTAAAAAAATCGGCGTTCCAAAAAAATAAATACTCTATTTTAAAAAATGCTATTTCACCAGAGTTAGCAAATTTTGTTTATAAATATTTTTTAAATAAAAGAGATGTTGCAAGAGTTTTGTTTGATACGAGGTATATTTCACCTTTTACAGAATATTGGGGTATATGGAATGATCATCAAGTTCCAAACACTTATTCACATTATTCAGATATTGCTATGGAAACTTTATTACAACAAGTAAAACCTACTATGGAAAAACATACAGGATTAAAATTATCTGAAACATATTCTTACGCTAGAATATACAAAAAAGGAGATATATTAGCTAGACACAAAGATAGGTATTCTTGTGAAATATCTACCACATTAAATCTTGGAGGAGATCCTTGGCCTATATATTTAGATCCAACAGGTAATAAAGGTCAAGCTGGTATTAAAGTAGATTTAAAACCAGGTGATATGCTTATATATTCAGGTTGCGATTTAGAACATTGGAGAGAAGAATTTACTGGTAAAAATTGTGGACAAGTATTTTTACATTATAATAAAGCCAATTCTAAAACAGCTAAAGAAAATGAATTTGATAAGAGACCATTTTTAGGGTTGCCTGCTTGGTTTAAAGGCTTTAAAATATCTAAATAATATTGTATATAATAATATGGCGGGAGATTCCACCACACCATCTCCTGCCTTATTATTAAGGATTTTTATATGTTACAAAAAGTAAGGTTTCAACCAGGTTTTAATAAACAAGTCACATCAACAGGCGGTGAAAGTCAATGGGTTTCAGGAGATAATGTTCGTTTTAGATATCAATCACCTGAAAAAATAGGTGGTTGGGCACAATTAGGCTCTGTTGACATTACTGGTCGTAATACAGCCATTCATCACTTTGTAAATACATCAGGTATTAAATATGCAGCATTAGGTACAAATAGAATTTTATACGCATACTCTGGTGGTATCTTTTATGACATACATCCAATCAAAGCAACTACAACATTAACAAGTGCTTTTTCTACAACTAATGGATCAGCGGTCGTAACATTAACATTTTCATCTGCACATAATATAAATCAGTATGACATTATACTATTAGATAATTTTACATCTATAACTAATTCTAATTTTAATTCATCAAACTTTGATGATAATAAATTTATGGTAACTAGTATTCCAACAGATACTACACTTACTATTAATGTTGGTTCAAATGAATCAGGATCAGGTGCATCAACATCTGGTGGTATTAGAGTTAAACATTATTATCCAGTTGGACCAGCCGTTGAGGTTGCATCTACTGGTTGGGGTCTTGGACCTTGGAGTGGATTTAAATCAGGTCAATTTACATCTACATTATCATCATCAATTAATACAAGTGTAACATCTTTAACTATGGCAAGCTCTACTTCATTTCCATCATCAGGAACAGTTATTATAAATAATGAATTAATTACATACACATCAAATAGTGGCGGAACTTTATCAGGGTTAACTAGAGGTGCTAGTGGTACAACTGCAGCTTCTCACTCATCAGGAGATACTGTAACGGATGCATCAAACTTTTTTGCATGGAACGCTGCAGCATCTGGAGACATTGTAACAGCACCAGGTTTATGGTCTTTAGATAATTTAGGCAACAAACTTATAGCAACAATTAATAGTGGTGAAAGTTTTGAATGGAACTCAAATCCAACAGGTGCTACAGACACAAGAGCAACAATTATAACTAATGCACCAACTGCATCTGCGTTTAGTTTAGTATCAACTCCAGATAGACACTTAATATTTTTTGGTACAGAAACAACTGTTGGTACATCTTCTACACAAGATCCAATGTTTATAAGATTTTCGTCTCAAGAAGATATCAATACATATACACCATCAGCAACTAATACTGCGGGTACACAAAGACTTGCAGATGGATCAAAAATTATGGGAGCAATTAGAGGTAGAGATGCAATTTACATTTGGACGGATACTGCATTATTTATCATGCGTTTTGTTGGTCCACCGTTTACTTTCTCATTTCAACAAGTTGGAACTAACTGTGGATTGATTGGACAGAACGCAGCCGTAGAGGTTGATGGTACAGCTTATTGGATGTCAGAAAATGGTTTCTTTAGATATACCGGTAAACTAGAATCATTACCATGTTTGGTTGAAGACTTTGTTTATGATGACATTAATACAATTCCTAAACAACACATTAATGCGGGATTAAATAACTTGTTTGGTGAAGTAATGTGGTTTTATCCAAATTCTGGATCAGACACAGTTAATAGAGTTGTAACCTATAACTATTTAGACTCATCTCCTCAAAGACCTGTGTGGACTACAGGC